TTTAATACAACATCTTATTCTACATCAACAGGATCAGTAGCAGTTCCAGATCAAGCGAATGCACTTCACATGCAATACGCCGTTGGTGGCGGTGGCGGTGGAATGGGTGGCACGGACTATGACAAGGCTGGCGGTGAATCAACAGGATCAAGCGGTGGATCGGGCGCCTATGTATCGGACAAGGTTTGGACAGTCACAGGCGGTGAAACATTAACTGTAACAGCAGGAAGCGCAGGATCAGCTGGTGCTGTTTCTTATAGTGGAAGCGCAGGATCAGGGACAACGACCTCTATTTCTGGCTCTTCAACGGGAACGTTATTTTCATTAACGGGTGGAACTGGCGCATCTTGTGCAGGAGGNNGTGTTCATGGACCTCTCCGTTCCAATACAGTAGGAGCAGCTGGAGCAGCAACAATTTCAGGTACAGTTCTTTCTACAGGCACAACAACAGATGGAATTGATATTACAACGCTTAACTCAGGACCCGTTGGGTCATTTAATCAATCAGGTGCGGGAGCTGCAGGAACAGGAAATGGAAACTGTTCTGGTGACAACTGTAATATGGCGGCAACGGCTGGTGCAACTTCCTATTCAGGAAATGTGTCGGGCGGAACGGCGGGAGCTGCAGGAAATGGTGGCCCCTATGAATCAGGACAAGTCGGAGGTGCGGGAAGTCGTGGCTCTGGAGGCGGTGGCGGCGGAACCGAGCAGGGCGCTCCCGGAGGTGCTGGCGGTGCTGGCGAAGTAAGATATAGATTTATGAGGATTGTCTAATGCCCTATACGAATGTACAATTTGTTCCAGGAATTAATAAGGAGGCGACTGAATATGGAGCTGAGGGACAGTGGGTCGATGGCGATAAAGTCAGATTTCGTTATGGACTTCCCCAAAAAATAGGAGGCTGGCTTAAGGCTTCCTCGCACGCCCTTATAGGCGTAACACGGGGTTTATTTAGCTGGTTTGATTTAAGTGGCACTCGATATGCCTCAATAGGAACGAATAAAAAAGTTTATTTATTCGAGGGTGATAACTATTATGACATTACGCCCATTCGTGAGACAAAATCTGCCCAAACGAATTGCTTTACGACAACGACAGGATTGGCGACTTTTACTTGTACAGTTGTGAATCACGGATCCATAGCAGGGGAGTTTGTTATTATTAGTGGAACGACAAGTTTAGGAGCAGGAACGACTTTTACTGCATCAAATTTTGATCAAGAATTTGAGATTCAAAGCGTGACTGACTCAGATAATTTTATTCTTACAATGGCGGTCGCCAATACAGAAGGTGGCGCAGGAATTACAGCATCAGGAACAGCGACATTTAAGTTTCAATTGGAGAACGAGCCAGATGTCCAAACATATGGATATGGTTGGGGAACCAATACATGGAACACAGAAGCGTGGGGTACTGCGAGAAGTGTATCCAATGTTACCCTTGACGCAGGAATTTGGCATTTTGATAATGCGGGAGAAGATTTATATGCGTGGTTAAAGAATGGTGGACTTTACCATTGGGATACATCANCTGGAACNGGAACNCCNTTGGCGGCACTTTCCAACGCCCCAACAGCATCAGTAATGGGACTGGTTTCCACNCCTGATAGACATCTTATTTGTTTTGGAACAGAAGTAACGATAGGAACGCCATCGACACAGGATAAAATGTTTATTCGTTGGTCNGATCAAGAAAATTTTACAACCTGGGTTGCTACANCAACGAACACGGCGGGATCACAACGAATTGGTGAGGGAAGCAGAATTATTGCCGCCCACTCGACAAGAGGTGAAGTATTNGTTTGGACTGACACTGCATTGCACTCAATGCAATTTATTGGCCCTCCCTATACTTTTGGATTTAGATTACTAGGAACTGACTGTGGACTGGTTGCGTTAAACGCCGCTGTCGTTGTAAACGATAAGGCGTATTGGATGACAGATGGTCGGTTTATGACTTATTCAGGATCCATCGCAGAACTTCCGTGCAGTGTAAAGCAGTATGTATTTGANGATATTAACAGAACGCAATATCCTCAAATCTATGCGGGAGAGAATAATACNTTCAATGAAGTTGTTTGGTATTATTGCTCACAAAATTCAAGTGAGATAGACCGCTATGTTATTTATAACTATATCGAAAATGTATGGTCGATTGGAAATTTAAATAGAACAGCTTGGCTCGATAACGCCGTTTTTCAACAGCCAATGGCGTTGGATTATTCCTCGACTTCAACAGCAGCAACACAGACGACAGTTTATGGTGCTAGTGCTGGTCGTTCTTTTCTTTATGACCATGAGTTTGGAACGTCAGATGATGGCGCAATTCTAGAGGCAACTCTAACGAGTGGGGACGCTGATATTGCTGATGGTGATACATTTACATTTATTCGAGGTATCATTCCTGACTTTAAAAATTTAGCAGGAACTGTAAAGATGGTTGTTCAGTCACGGGACTTTCCCGCTGACGCACAAACAGTCACTGCAAATCTACCCGTTACCACGTCAACACGATTAGTGAATATGCGTGCACGAGGGCGTCAAGTATCTTTAAAATTATTTAATGACACGTCAACGAGTGACTTTTGGAGATTTGGAACATTACGATTGGACACAAAACAAGATGGGAGACGATAATGACCTTCAAGCCACCTCCAGTTCTTCCGATTGCAACTAAAGATAANGATTTAATCGAGACATTTAATATTACAANTGATACGATGGAGCAGTATTTAATTGAGATTAATCAACCCGCAGCGACGGGCTATTCCACGTCCAATATCGTCGATACTCGCACGTTAGATGGCTCTACAGCCACTTTAGCGAATGTAATAGACGTATTAGGGACGTTAATAGAAAAACTTAAAAGTAAAGGATTATTAGATGGTTAAACTTCGAAAGGCATGTGAAGACGATACGTATCAAATTCGTGAGCTGTTAAAGAACTGGTTGGTTGAGACAAAACTTGACTTTGGAAAAACAAACAATAGTAAAGCACGTGAAAATATACTAGAATACATCGATAAACATTTTGTAATTGTTGCAGAAGATGACAATAAAATCATTGGAAGCATCGCAATGGCGAATTGTGATACATGGTATACGGATAAGGCGTTTTATCGCACACTATGGTTTTTTGTGGATCAGGAAAAAAGAAATCCCCAGATTGCAAAAAGTTTATTAGACTTTGCGAGAGAATACGCTAAAATACGGAACATACCAATGATTTTGGAAATAATGCAAGGAAAAGACATGGAACGAAAACATCAATGGGCTACGAGACAACATCTTAATTATCTTGGCGGAACTTACTCAGAGGGGTTATAATGGTGGATAGATCAAAAATATCAACTAAAGTAAAACCTAAACTTATAGATTTAACTTTAGGTCCTTTAAATAAGAAAAGAACTTTCTTTAGAGATTTTAAAAGAGGTTTTAAAAATGCATTTAGATTAAGAAGGAAAAAGTAATGGGAAGCTTATTTAAACCAACGACGACGACGGTACCATCTTCATCTTCTGGAAGCGTTAAATACGACATACCGGAATACTTTAAAAAAGCGCAAGAAGAATTATTTTTACGAGCTGGTGAGGAATCAAAGAAACCATACGAGGCGTATACAGGTGAGCGTATTGCGGGAATGACCCAACTGCAAAAAGATGCGATGGAAAAAGCCCGATTAAATTTAGGGGCGTTTGAAGCATCAGGAGTCACGGATAAATCAAGAGCTTTATTGGATCAAGCGACAGGGGTAGCAGGAGAACAATTCACAGGTGGAACTGTCGACCAGTATATGAATCCTTGGATTCAAAACGTCGTTGATACATCAATGCGAAACTTAGGAGAAACAGCGGGAAGAGAAAGATTAGGTCGAGAGGCGTCACAAATAACATCAGGCGCATATGGAGGCGACCGTGCAGCAATGGAAAATTATCTGGCGAATAAAGCCAATTTAACAGCTGCGGGCGATGTCTCAGGCTCATTATATGGAGCAGGATTTGAAAGTGGCGCAGCAAGATTTGGCGCTGATAAAGGAATGCGCTATGCGGATTTAATTAATAAAGCAGGAGCACTTCCAGGATTGCAATTGCAGTTACAAGGAGCAACGATGGGAGAAGCAGAGCAAGCAGGAAAATACGGAGCGATGGATCAAGCCTTACACAAGCTGGCTATAATGAAAAATATAAAGACTGGATTGAAGAACAAGGTTGGAATAAAGGTCAACTTGCATACTTATCTCAAATACTTTCAGGGGCACCTATTCGAAGTTACGGACAGGAAAGCACAGGAACCCAGGATCAAGTTATGGGTGGCACTTCTCCAGGTGGTCAAATTGCGGGCGCTCTCGCCACTTATTTTGCGATGAGTGACAGACGTTTAAAAACCGATGTTGAATTAGTCGGACAATCACCTTCTGGAATTAATATTTATAACTTTAAATATTTAAATTCCAATGATACGTATCAGGGAGTTATGGCGCAAGAAGTCTTATCGGCAACGAAATTGATTCAGGATTATTATTTTGTGGATTACTCTAAATTGGATGTGGAATTTAAAAAATTAAATCATGGCTTCAATAGCAAATTATTTTAACCCATCAGGGACAGCAACAGATGATATAATGCAATTAAAGGCATTAGCGGATTCGAATAATGGGGATTTGGATTCTGTCATTAATGATCAACTTATTTCTAAGTATGGCAGTCTAGAGAAATTATACGAGGTGTATCAATCAGAACAAAATAATACTTTTACAAACGAAACTGACGCACTCGCATTTTATAATAAACAAAATCCAAATCAATCTGCTCTTACTTCAATCGAAGAAACGGATATAGGACAAGCTATGGGACAAAGAATGGAGGGTATTCCACGTACACGAGTAATTAATCCTCATCAAATGG